ACAGTACAGCCTGCAAGCACATCGAGAAATTCACCAACTCAAGCTACCTAGAGGAATGGCTTAACGTCCCTGTGCAGATATTTGTACAGCGCGGCGTTAAAGCGTTCGGTGATGTTGTTGACGCTCTTAGGCTTAGAGATTTTCAACCTGAGACAGAGTTACCTGAACTCATTAAGGGTGGCCCGAAGTGGCAAGGCGCAGTCCAGTCATTGAAGGACAACGGCAAAGATTCACTGTCTGTCATTACCGAATATATGCGGCTGTCAGATGCTAACCGTGCCCTGTTGCTGGCTGAGGCTTTCCCGGATGAAGCGTGAACACCACACCATAGGGCAGAACTCGCCGGAGTGGTTCGCATTGAGGCTGGGCAGATTTACTGCGTCAACCTTTGCTGATCTGTTCATGGGCAGGTCAACGGCCGGATACAAGAAGGCAATCTATCGCCCGGTTTACGAACGCATTGCGGGTGAGTCGCCTGAGTTCTTTTCGTCTGATGCCATGGCGAGAGGAACTGAACTTGAGCCAGTTGCCGCCGAAGCATATCAAGCCCGCACGTTCGCCCCTGTAAGCGCGGCAGGGTTCTGGACTATGGGTGATTGGGTTGGCGCTAGTCCTGACAGGCTGGTGAGCGAAACAGGGCTGCTAGAGATTAAGTGCCCGCTTTATAGCACCCAGATGGATTACTTGCTAAAGCCTGAAGTGCCTAAAACATACTTATGGCAGATTCACGGGCAGATGTATCTGACGGGTCGTGACTGGTGCGACTTCTACAGCTACCACCCGAAACTAGACGCACTATTGCTGCGTGTCCACCGTGACGAAAAGAAAGAAATGGAACTGATTAAACAACTCAGCCTTGCCGTGGAGCAAGCCGAAGAAATTATTAGCAAATTAAGGAAAACAGCATGAGTCATGACGGACTAGGATTAAGTGCGCGTCTACTTTCGGGATGCGATGCAACAACTGCTGCGAACTTTGTTGGCAGAGAGGTGTGCGAAGCCTCGTTGAGTGAGGATAAGTTCACCCTCACCTTTGCGGACAATACTAAAATGACGCTAACAGATGAGTGGCAGGAGTGCTGTGAGTGTCGTTACATGACTTGCGATGACGACCTGTCATTTCTCGCTGGCTCAACACTGATAGATGTGATCGAGAAAGAATCCAAAACAATAGATGACGGCGACGACGAGGTGCACGAAATCTGCTTCGTTGAAGTTTCGACCAGCAAGGGGTGCATAACAATCTGTACTCATAACGAACATAACGGCTATTACGGTGGCTTTGAACTGATCTTACGAGAGGAAACAGCATGAGAGGTGTTAATAGGGTAACAATTATAGGGAACTTAGGGGCTGACCCTGAGATTAAGCATATGCCATCGGGTGACGCAGCGGCGACACTTAGCGTTGCAACATCAGAGGCATGGAAGGACAAAAAGACCGGGGAGCAGGTTGAGAAAACCGAATGGCATCGGGTTGTTGCCTACGGTCGCCTGGCTGAGATTATGGGTGAGTACCTTAAGAAAGGCTCAAAGGTTTATATCGAAGGCAGCTTGCAAACTCGTAAGTGGCAGGACAAGTCAGGCAACGAGCGTTATACCACTGAGATCAAAGCACGCGAAATGCAGATTCTGGACTCACGGGAAACAGGCGTATCGAAGCAGTCTGCTCCTGCTCAATCGGTTGCAGATTTGACAGACGAGATACCGTTCTGATGAATACTTTTCACCTAACCCGTACCTACGTGGGTCAAAGCTACACGGTAGAGGTTGAGTATATTGGAGCCGTGGTTACGCGCATGCAGTTTCCAAGGTTTTCGTACCCCTCGGTGCGGTGTCGTGATTTCTTTCTGCGAGAGGCGAGGAGCGAGTTAATGGCGGTGCATAGTGATGAGTCCTGAATTCTTTATGATTCTACCAGCCCTGCTATTACTCGCCCTGCTTGGCCTGATTAGGTTTGCACAGACGCAGCGAATTCGCCGGACACTGCTAGGCATTGAACACGCAACACGGGAGCAGAAAAAATGATAACTCACAGAATCAATAGCCACTTCAGGGTTCAAATAGATGAGGAATTGTACGACGCAAGCGCCCTTTTTAAGGTGAACGCCTGTTCTAAATACATCACCCCCGCTGAGTGCAAACGACTGCGCGACGCACTAATAGAACTGTACCCACTGGAAGAGAGAGTGCCGCTATGGGAGGATGGATAATGAATAGCAATAATGAGCAGCACCCAGATGTCACGGCCCTGCTGGACTATCGGCAATATCGGCAAGACGATCCGGATTGGGAAACAGTAAAAGTTAGCCGACAAGCCATACATCTGGTTGTCGATTTACTCGATGCCGCTAACGAAAAGATAGCCAAAGGCGAGGCGCTGGCTGTAGCACTGTGCGAGGCACGGTATTTGATGCAAGATGGGCGACGCGTGTACGGCGAAGGGTTGTTGCGTGGTGTTGAGCGAAAGGCTAATGATGCACTAGAAGCATGGGAGCAGGGCAATGACTAAACTAATGCAAACATTGCTGGCTATCGCCCTATTCTGTGGCGCTATGTACTTAACTGTTTGGATGTGGGTGATTGCGCATCGCCTGGCACATTCTTTGTGCGGCTGGTTCTTATGGGGGTGCGCGTTATGAGCAGGGTCACACACATGAGTGATAATAGAGTGACGGAGTTAGAAAATAAAGTAATTGAGATAGAGAAACTTCTTCTAGCAGTTATCGACCACTACGAAGGCTCATTCCCTTGCGGGATTGAGATTCCTGTGCAGGAATACATGGCAGCAATGTGGGAGCAGGACAAATGAACCTACAACATGCAATCAACAAAGCCTCATTCGGCGATGGCGGCGTTATCCACATCCCGAAAGGCGTACACAAGCAGGAGCAGGACGCTTACTGCTTCTATCATCCGACATTAAACCCTGACTACAACAAAAACCCAGAGTCATGGTCACGCATCCACCTACGCGGCGTGGTATCAGGAGGCACAACCCGGAACGTATCAGGCGGGAGCATAGAATCAAACACTCACGCATCCCACATAGCGTTTGCTAAGGACAAGCGGCTAATCGTTGCTGACTCTGTGCTAATGGGCGAATCCAGCGGGCACACTCATACCGTGTCAGGCGGTTTTGTATCCAGTGACATCGCTATCTCAGGCGACACAAAGAACCCATTGGTTACAATAGATGGCTGCCCTCGGACAGATGTTAGCCGATGGAATCTCTACAATAAGGGCGGAGCAGCAATGTTCCTGCATGGCGTTTGGGAATCCGACTTCCGGCAAATATACGCAAAAACGGAACTCTCATGGGCAACTATAGAGGTTTCAACATATCGCTATGCGGGCGGCCTGCTGAACCTTGATAACGTCACCTGTGAGGGTGGGCATCACGGGCTGACAATCCAAGGCCGAGATAGGCGGATTGGCACGATGGCGTTAAATAATTTCCAAGCCCGGAAATGTAGCGTTGGTATCGGCACTTATGGCGGAGTCCGAAACCTCGACCTCATCAATCCTTGGTTTGAGCACATCGAAAAAGACTGCGTGTATGGCGGTCGGGAGTCATTCAAAGACGGTCGCCTGTATGTACGGGGCGGCAGTTGGTGGATGGCTAAGAGTGAAGCCGATTGCCAAGCCTATATCCGCATGAACAGGGCAAGCGGCGACCTAATCACAGACGCATGGTATCCGCTGCAACGTGACTATATTGAGGACGTTGTGATGGAAAATTGCGAAGGTCAATGGTTCAAAGGTCAGCAATCAGGGGATCAGGGTCAATGACTGAGCGCGAACCTAGGCCCGCAGCAGACTTGCCCGCAGAAATCATTGCGGCTAGCACAGCGCCCCTTTTTTTATTTTCAAATTAAATCAAATAAAACTTGACTCAGTACGGGATTGCTGTATTATCTACACATCGGCAGGAAGCGCCGCAACCCAACCAGAGAGAACATTATGACTATCAAATTTACAGTAACACAGAAGCACATCAGCCTTATTCAGGCAGGCGATTATGTCGTTGTTGAAGGGGAGCTGCAGGGCGTAGGCCGGAAAGACCTTCAGACTGGGGGCTTTATGGGTACAACGTTATTCGGCGACAGCTACCGAGGCGGGCGGGTTCTGGTAGATGTTGCAACAATTTACAAGGCGATGCCATCGGGCTGGGTGGTGTCGGTATAAAACCGAAAGGGCGGCTAGCACAGCGCCCCTTTTTTAACTGCATTAAAGAGACACGAATGAAAATTACAAAACCAAGAAAAGAAAAAGTCATCGAGGCGCTTAGAAGCTGGGGTTCTTGTAACAGGGTGATGGGGGAACTAACAGAGCCAGAGGTTCTTGCCGCGCTGAACGCTGAGAGGCACAGCCACAAACGGGCAGACATGGTGATTAGGTTCCACGCCAGATACACGAAGCTGCGCGCCATCCGGGAGCGCCAAGAATTGCTGGCCGCGCTATGAGTCCACGGCTGGGCAACTCACACAGCGCGTTCTAAGCCACTCTGTCCCAACCCCTAGCCCTAGTATTGGTTTAGGATTTAAGTCCAGCCACGGGCGCTGTGTGCAGCCTTATCAAGCCTTGCGCCACACGCTCAAGCCGATAGCAGAGAGAACAGTCGCCTCAAGCAGAAAGCCAATATCAACACCAGCAGCCACAATAGCCTGTAGTGCTATCGACAGCCCTTGCAGAACCTCGCCATAACCAAAGGCCGCTAGGATTCCACCGACCACCAGCAGATTGAGAATGCTGACTAGGCTGATCGTGACATACTCGTCTTTCCACGACTGCCCCATGCCGGACGCTAGGATAGCTTCAACGTCCTGATCTTTGAGCCGGACTTCCTGTGCGCCCTCCTGCTTAGACTGAACCAGCTTCGCTGTAGCTCGTTCGGTCGCGGCTTTCCTGTCCTGACGGTTGGTGACTATCTTGGCAAGCGGCTCGACGATGCTCGTTGCGATGTTAGTTATCCAGTTCATGACTACCCCTTGTAGTACTGAGTTCTGCGTATCATCCGGCTGATTCTTGCTGCTACGGAATCAGACCCGAAGTGTGACCAGTGAACGCCCTCTTCAACCCGCGGCTGTTTCGTGCCGCCACTAACCACCGTTGGGCCTGACTCGCTGGCATCTTCCTGCCCTACTGCGTCCGATTCCATCCAGTCATAGAGGGCTAGAGGTTCGCCAAGAATGTCGGCGCGACTGTTAATAATGCCTTGTAAGTAGAGGTTGTACTCATCGAGCACGGCTTGCTTCTCCGTAGTCCAAGCAAACGCGGGGTTGCCCCTGAACGGCATGACACCCATCACGAGCATATACGGAACGCCAGCATCATCTTTGGCAGCAATGGCATCGTCTAGCCAGCCCTTCATTTCAGCGGCTGTAGTGGGCCAGTTAGCAGGAAGGAACTGATTCACCCCACCCTCAAACACAATGCCGTCACAGGCGGTGTACGCCGCAATATCAATAACTGATTCAGAGGAAATATCTTCAAGTGTTTTTCCTGAAGTTGACTGGTCATCGACGTTACCCCAATCAGTAATCTTAGCAACCAGACCCTTTGCACCCAACATGAGCGAGTCGCCGTTAGCGTAGGCGTTGCCGAATGGGACAGTCGTCATTGCCAGCGCGTTCATCATGGCGTCAATTTCAGACAGGAACACTGGCATATTGATTGCACTGTCGGTGACGTAGAACGCGCCGCAGGTTACGGCACAAGGCCCGTTAAGTGTTGTGCCGTTATTAAGACTTCCGCCAATTGCTAGGTCTGAGTTAGGGCGAATAGCGACAGATGCAATATCGGAACCAGCCGAAGATGTGCCGTTATAGTATGTCGTTATTGTTGTATTGCCAGTTTGTGCAGATATAGCAATGGGCGTGCTTAGAAACTCCGACAGGCTTGAATATGAAGTGTTCACGGTTGCCCACGTTGAGCTAAGATACGCCTGCATCCGAGTTGATCCCGAATTGTGCATTAGCCCAACGCTGCTTGCAGAAGCACCGGACGTTGATCCGCCAAAAATAAACCTAGCGGAGCCGCCCGCTATCGCGCTGAAATATCCGCCTATCGCATAATTTCGGTCGTTTGCAGTGGCCTGTAAATCCCACGGGAGTTTGATGTAGCCCGTGCTGCTGGTGCTCCATCCGTCCTGAGCTGAATAAGAGCCGCCTGCCCCGACATAGGTCGCAGCATCAGACCCGCCTTTCAAGTCTTTGCCCTTGTCGGTTGTGCCTACTCTAGGCAGAATGATATGGTCAACGTCCTCCCAGCAGCCCAGCATTGACAGGTTATAGACGCCCTGCCATACGACATTCTGAGCGTAGGCGCTTGCGCCAGACACAATCGCCTTAGCCGCATCCGCATCAGCCCGCGCCGCTACGGATCGTAACGCGGCAAAGTTGTGAGTCATTACTTCCAGCCGACAATGTTATCAGCGGTGGTGCTGGTATCGCGCACATATTGCACATCAACATTTTCCAGCTTGGTTCCTGCTGCTACGCTATAGAATGTGGTGGTGCGTTCTGGTGATTCCTTCGAACCTTCGCGAGTTACCACAACCAGATTACCACCAGAGCCGACGTATAGATGATTATAAGGGCCACTTCCGGTTGCATCGTCATTTCCCACTACTACGTTTTCAATTGTTGCCATTGTTTCGCTCACAAAAAAACCGCCGAAGCGGTTGTTATAAAAAGATCAGATTAGTCAAAATCGCCCGCGAATGCCGCTTCAATGGCGGCCGCCCTGATTACAGGGTTGCCGACCGCGCTGAGAACGTACCACACCTGCCATGTACTAACTGCCATGCCTGCAACACCAAAGAAATATGCACCATTTATAGTAATATCTGTGACTGTGTGCGTGACGTAATCTACGCCCACACCAGTGGCAATTGGAACCCCATTCTCAAAAACTTGGAGCGTAGACGTGGCACCCGATGATATCGCTATCGACTCCATAACCTGCCCGATATCGCTGGCCAGCGTTCTCGGTGTCAGGCTAAAGTGTGTTGTGTCAACGGAGAACAATGTAGTGCCGCCGTCTGTGGCCTCTGAGTAACCGAAATACTGATTAAGCGCTGAGGCGGTTGCATTGCCCCACGGCCAATTTCTCACGCCCACCGTGTTGGTATAGGCTGAATACCGATGCCCAACGCCGGCAAAACTGTTCGTGTATAGCTCTGTTGAGTTCTTGCCGGTGAGTATATTTTGCGCGGCCGTGAACACCATACCAACATCGCTTGATGTTGGTGCGCCTGTATAGGTGGCTTCAATAAGCCCCTTAAGTCCGGTTGCCGCATTGCCTGCCGTATCCGATTGCCCCAGATACAAAAAGTCAGTGATGTTGTCCCACTCACTGCCCATCGCATCAACCATGCCATGAATGCGTTTCATTTCGACCGCCGTCATCAAGTGAGCATTAGGCCGGGTGCGGATCACTGTTTGAGCCGCCGTCACGGCAAGGTTCGGCGCGGCAATGGCAGCTTCTACTAACGCCGCGTAAGCGGTACAGCCCGCTATATTCAGGTGAACACCGTCACCCTTATAGGCATCCCATATCGCACCCTCAACCCCACCCCGACTATCAGCAGCGGCGTTGCTCAGTTCGTAAAGGTCCATATACTTGATGCCAGCAGTTGTGCAGTAAGTGCTGAGGAGGGTGTTGTAAAGTTGTTGCTGTGTAAGGTCTGCGCCGGTTAAACCAAACGCGCCAGAATTGGCAACTATAGGAATTTTGCCCGCAGCAAGTACTTGGTCAATGCAATAGATCATTGCCTCTAGTAGCTGGCTCGATTTAGGCAGCGGCCCTCTGAAATAATTGGAACCGAAGTCATTTGTTCCGCCACCAATAACACAGACGGATGCCGCCGGGTTCGCCGCTAGGTCGCCCGCTATTCGAGCAGAGATCGACGACGTGCCGGTTGTAATCATTGCATGGGGGGAAGTATTGCCGCGACTGTGAAGCGGCGTTCCCTGTATTGCCTGATTGTCTACGTTCAGATAGGGCGCAACAAAGAATTGCTCGTAATAGACGAAATCTAGAGGGCGGAAAGTCCATGAATCGCCGACCAGAAGAACCGAAACTAGTGCGTTCCAAGATTGCCCACCGTTAACCTGCAACTCCGCGCTAAATGTAATAAGAGAATCTGCCTCTCCTCCAATCACGAAACTAGCAGGAAGCGCGGTAAATTGCACGTTGGTTTGAGGCAATGTCGGCAGGGTAATAAGGAAGTCTAAGGGACTGCCTGACATCATTGATTCACGGACTGCGGCATGGGTTTGATTTCCGTTGTCCCAGAACCCCTCTATTTTTAACGTGCCGACCGTCAGCCGTCCGCAGACATACTCGTTGTTAACGGAGTTTAGTGTCGTTGCATCTACCTGCTGTCTTGTCGATTCAGGAATAGACAGCGAGACCAGCCCACCAAAATCAATAAATATCCCGCCAACTTTTACCGCTAACTTAGAACCCGATGATAGTGTGGTTGTCATGTGCTCGCCCAATAAAAAACCCGCCGAAGCGGGTTATAAAAAGAATGTGTTTGTTGTTAATCTTTGTTGCAACAAAAATGCACGATAACATTGGAGGTGTTATCGTGCATTTCTACTGTTACTCTTCGGAGTTGCGGTCTATCTGCATACGCCGTAGCTGACCCTTGAGGGCGATGTTCTCTGCCTTAACTTCCGTAGTAAGCCGATCCCGTGCATCCAGTTCGCGCACCTTCTCGGCGTACATAGCATCTAGGATTGCAAAACGCTGTTTAAGCGTTTCGTTCTCTGCCTGTAGATTGTCCATATTCCAAGTCCCTCAGTAATTCGAGGTAATGAATGGCCTTGTTAATATCTTCTAGGCCGTTCTTTGACCGATGCCGCACAACGTACTTAATAACGTTGCCCTCAATGAATGGGATTTTGTTTGCGTGTATGAATTCAACGGGTTGAATCGCCAGCCTGTAGTGGTCGCCGCCTTCTTGTGTATCCAGCGCGGTCACAGGTAGCGCCTCAGCAGGAAATCAAGCGAGACTTCCATGTGGTCGAAGTTGCCTTGATGAACCTCATGCAGCATGTGAACGCCGCGCCACTCTGAACTTGCCTGCGCTCCCCTGTACTCTTCCGAATGCTGATAGAAACAACCCGCCATAAGCCCGCGCAATACTTGCCCATTGTTTAGGCTTTCTCTGGCGCAATCCATATCTTGCTGATGCCCCATGCAATAGCTGAACTTCAGTTTAGTCAGCTTGTACTGAGCCATGCCACCGAGAGGCCGTCCAGAGTTCTGAGCGTAGAAATAATGCGTGTAGTGGACGCCATCAATCTTGATGATTTGCTTAAATGGGACAACCTTCCATCCGGTTGTGTCGAAGTCGGCTTGCGTTACTACATTCCTGAAGCGCGCGTTCTCTGCATCTTCTCTGAATCTGTTGATGCGCTCTTCATGGTTTCCAAGTGTTAGAACTTTTTTAGGCAGGTACTTATTCTTGCGGCCTTTGTTATAGGCGTTTATAGGTTCGTGAAGCAATCGCATTGCCTCATTACCCGCCGCTATATCAGCGGCATAGTCTCTATCCTCAAAGCCAGCCTTGCCCACATCGTAGGAACTCATGGAAGGCATGTCCCAATGGTCGCCAATGTGAATGATCTTGTCAGGCTGCTTCTCTACAATGTAATTGCCCAGCGCCGTGAAGTGGTTCATCGGCACATCAGGCTTAACCTGAGTGTCTGGAATTACTAAGTGAGTCGTTTCCCTAGGCATCCTTACCTCTTCGTTTTGAGTATCTGATAGATGGCTTGCCCTAATTGCTCCACCACCGTCTCATTCTCCGACCAATCGCCATAACCTAAAACATCTAAGGCGGCGTGAGTCGCTTCGTGCCAGAATGTCTGTAAAATCACATCGTCTGCGTGACCGTCGTCTGGTGCTTGCAGGACTATTAGGTTCTGTGACGGATACCACTTCCCATAGCAGCCATGATCTTTTGAGAAATCTTCCGCAACCTCCACCGTTATTCGCTGACCGAACAGATCAAAGTGTTTCGGAATCACCTTCAATCGACTGCACCAGTTGAGTTAAGTATGTTTAGTGTATGCCCAAATTCGCCGTTCAGTGCTACCAAAATTGCATCCATGGCGACTTTAGAACTGGATACCATCTGCCGCCGCTGCGAATCAATCTTGTAGGCAAGACCGGGGGCAATGCACCCAACAACATCAGTCACCCAATTGCCCGGATGAATAAGGATTAAGTAGCGCCCCTGCCCATTCGGTCTGTGCTCGTCGTAGTGATAGACACCCTCTAACGGATTCACTAGCGCATAACTTTTATCGCCATTGGGACGGGTGTGCGGCAGCAGGTTGTAAAGGCCATCAGGAACGCACGATAGGAAAGGCTTGCCGCCGATGTCGGAATACTTAACCCACGGCCTTTCCATAGTGAAGAGCTGCCTGTCACCCACTCTGAGCGTTCCTAGAGTGCAGTTCGTCATGTAGGCATGGCGTCTCAGAATAAGGTTCATCGCTTGCGCAACTCTTCCAAGATCATGTCAACCTTAGTCTCAACCGCCACGATGCTTTTTGAGTCCTGATTACCCCTAAGCTGGTCGGCCTTATACTCAAGCATGAAGGCAATGCGATCCGCTCTATCATCACTGATAGCATTCTCCAGAACTATAAGGCGCTGCCCGTAACTTATCACACGCTTGCAACACCAGAACGCACCAGACATCGCAGCCAGCCCGACAGGAACCCACGCAAGAAAGGATGTTGCTTGTTCGTCATTCATTAGGCTGTATCCGGGATGTAGATAATTTTATTACTGCTCAACCAATTGTCTTGGCCGCTGATAACGTCTAGGGCATAGCCTGTACCCGGTACGCTCGGTGTCGTCCTGTCCCTGCCGTCCGACCCAGAAGGCCAGAGGTTGTGGTCGTACCAGGTGTCGTTAAACCTTTGGTTCGTTGGTGTTCCGCTGACAGGAGTTAATCCCACCTCAGCGGTGTAGTGCGTTTCCAATGCAGGCAACGCCGCCGCGCCGTCAATCATTATGAGCAATGCGCCTGAGCCGCCGCCCGCCCCTGCACCTGCTCTGATCCAGCAATACAGCGTGTAAGTGGAGCCAGTGGTGGCCGTACCGTCTGCGCCGCTTAGATCAATCATGCCAGATGCACCGAAGGCAACCTGTCGTGCAATGATGCAAAGACCCGCACCACTAGCGCCACCAGCGCCGCCGTTTTCATTTGTGCCAACGCCCGGACGAAACACAGACCCTCCCGCTGAACCAGAAGTGCCGCGCAAATCCGAAGGAATGCCGGAAACGTCTGTCACCTGCGGGCTTGCTGATTGATCGCCTGCCGATACGGTCAATGATGGAAACGAAGAGTGAGCGCCTGACACGCCTGCTTTGAACTGTGACACAAACCCCTTACCAGCGCCAGTCCAAGTCACGCCATCTTGTGCGCGGGTGTTGCCTATATAGCCAGCAGTTACGCCAGCAGGGTTTCCCTGACCAATTCCATCAATGTCGCCGTTGACCGTGATCGTCCCTTTAACCCGAAGCTGGACGTTATCGCCAATGGTTAAAGTGAAACCGGAGCCTATAGTCAAGCTGCCGTCATAGTAGTAGATTGCCGCCGCATTGTTCATGTCGGCGTTACCCGTCAGGGTGAAGTCGCTTGTGAGGTTTCCAGACCCATCGACTACAGACGGACTGATTGAATCAATGTCTGTGCCTTTGGATGTATAGAAAGCATCGTTGAGCACGGGTACTGCGGGAGTGATAAGCGGGTCAGACGCTGAACCCGACGAAGCAAAAAGACCAAGGCTCACGTTGCCCTTAACCCAATCAATGCGGGTGGATTGTATTTCAAACGAGCGCATTAAGCCGCCAGTAAGCGCCATGTCCTTAATTTTCGGGAGCACCACTCTGACAATATCGGCAGGCTCAAGAACGTCAAGATACGGCATAACGCTAATTGTCATTTCTTGCGGTGGGTTGCGGTAGCGGTTCTGTAACGCATTGACCAGCGAGTATATGATTAACTCAGAGTGCCGCGAGACATAAAGCCCCTTAAACTTCAGCACCTTTTCCTTCACTATTTTATTCCGTGCGATGGAGTCAGCATCAGTCAGGGCTAGCGATCGCAAGAACTTTGATCCGTCCCACTCATAATCTATGCGATATTGGTTGACCACATCAGAGGCGGCATGACGCAATCCACTGTGTTTAACAATGTTTATCTCGCTCAGCGTGATGATATAACTCGCAGTAGATAGAACCTGATTGATTCGCCCCAGCCCAATAGAGCCGTCGGTGCGAATAGGCGAGTAAGTGCCGATCAGTCTGTGAATCTCAGATTCAATAAATTGCTTGCCGTCCGTTTTCTTCATGTGTAGAAAGCGCACAAACATTCCAGAGGTATCAGATTCGTACAGGTCTGTGCCGATGCTTTCCCACTCGGCAGTGGCAACATCTTCAGTCGGTATGCCCATGTGCCAATGAACAGGGATTGTGATTTCAGGGCTTGACCCTAAGATCACGCCCGTCAATAGTGCATAGCCCATCTGTGGCGCGGGCATTTCAAGATAAATCACCTCCTCAACTTCGGGCCAGTTCTTCTGATCCTCCGAAAGGTTGACCGTGACCGCACCACCCACAGAGCCAAAGACCTCGCGAGTTATGCCCGTGAAGGTAACAGGGCTTTCCGATATGCCAGTATACCGTATGATCTCGCCCGTGTCTTTAACACGGAGGTAACCTACGGATACATTTGGCGCATCAGTAAAGCCCGCTGTGTGCTCACACATAGCGAAACCTTCTACAGTGGTTACAGCTATGTCGGATTGAGGGCTAACAGACGGGGCCGAAAGGTTTGCAGCAAGGCGGGTTTCCTTCTGCTCGAATATATCCCGCCTCATCTGTCGGGTTATGTCTAGGCAGGACAGTGTATATTCCTGATTGTTAATCGAGACTTCGTTAATAAAAGTCGTGGCAACGTTCACGTAGTCGTCGAAGTCGTCGGTGAACCCAGCGAACACTTTCACCTTGTTGTTTCGCAGAGACTCGCCCGCGCTATAGGGTGATGCAACCTGCGCTAGTTGAGCGCGGGCTATCTCGGTGAAGGTTGAAGGCGAGCCTGTATCAAGCAGCTTTATAGTAACGCCGCCAATCTGAGTGCGCCCTTCTAAAGGGAAAACCTGCTGCGACACAGAACTGATCGAAGAGATGGCGCCATCAATAATAGTTCCAGTCAGATTTGATGTGACTGGTTCCTTTGTAAATGATATCGTTTCATCAGTATAGATAACCTGCACAACAAAGTTTGGCTTCCGACTTTTGCTGAGGCTGTATCCTGAGAAGGTGGCCCAATCATCACTCCGCACGTTGAGTCCACCCAAACGAATAGTAATCTGTGGTGACATCTCCGGTTTCAACAACCCGCTTTTCTGTGTAGCCAGAACCCTGAATAGTGCATAAGTAGAAACCACCACCACCGTCAAACTCAAAGCGCGTGCCATCTTCTACAGATTCCAAAAACTCGCGAATGATGCCTGCATCATTACCAGTCAGTGGGATCGTCGCGCACTTAAATAAAGTATCGCCGCGTTGGTGCGTTGTCTGCTCACGTCCTGAAAGACTGGTCACAGTAGTGCCAAAGGTTTGGCGTGAGCGGTCATAGTCGCGCAGCTTAGCCGTCACCGTGTACTCAGTATCGACCGTGTGGGTAGCAATCAGATTGCGGGTTGCTGTGTATCTAAGCTGCACCTGCTATCTCCTGCGCCTGTCGTGAGTCGCCGCTAATGAATACTAAGTCGCGCTCTTGAATAGCACTCTGGAACGCGGGGATGAGTTTCTCTTCTAGGTATGAATCAACGCCGTTGACATCGCCCTGAACAATTATTTGAACAGACGACTGCGCCTGACGCTGCTGAATTTCGGGATCATCCGCAACATTCCCGGCATAAGACGGAGTAGACCCGGAGCTAAAGCTGGGAGCGCTTCCACCGCCACCGCCGCCGCCACCACCTGCCCCTGCAATGGTTGCAATCTGGGCAGCACCGATAATGCCGACCGCAGCAGCCGCCGCGATACTGGCAGGGAAAGGAACATCACGCAGAGCACCTGCAACACCCTGAGCGGTAGATACAATCGCATCCTTGAGAGCGATTGCTTTATTCGCTAGAGCAGAAGCCTTCTGCAAGGCCGCGCTTTTCTTTCCGAACATGGAAGTCAAAGTCAGAGTGGCGTTTAGCGTGTTAGCTTTACCGTCAAAAGTTTTCAGGTCTGCCTGTTGAAGTAGGTCGTTTTCTTTTTTGGCTATATCAGCGCGGCGTTTGGCAATGTCCCCAGCAATTCGTAATGACTCATCGCCTAATTTCTTCTGCAATTCAATTTTCTGTTCGTCAGTAGTGGCGATGCCTAGCTCACCCTTCGCGGCCTGCTCTGCTTCAAACTCAGCCAGCACCTTCGCATAGGCCTGCTCTTGCGCCATCGTCAATAGCAGTTCGTCAGTCAGCATTCTGCCTTCCAACTTCTGTGCGTCTAATGCTTGCTCAATGGCTAAATCAGCAGCAGCAGCGGCCTCAGAGTGTGCAATCTGCAACGCCAGCCGTTGATCCAGTTGTGTCTGAAATAACTCGTTGTCCATTGGTGCTAGTGCGGTTGCTGATGCGTCGCCTGTATCTGTGTTGACGCTGGCATTTGCAGACTCTGCAATAGCCGCAGCAGCACGAGTTGCAGCCTGCTCAATCTCAAAGAACTGCTGCTTTATGGCCTCGCCCGGAGGTGCAGCCATAACAGCCTCATCAAAAGACTGCCATGCAGCCGTGGCATCCTCGCCCATTGCCACCCAAAACTGCTTGATGGCATCAGTGGTTTCTGCCATGTCCTGACGAATATTGCCAATGCTATCTGACACGCCCTTGAACGCATCACCACCAGCCCAATCAGGAAGATTAGCACCCGCATTGAACACGGATTGAATCGCCTCAAGCATTGCTCCTGTGATCGTGTCGATGGCTTCAGCAATGGCTTCATAGCCAAAGACGATAACCTGACCAACAGATAGCCCGACAGCCTGTGCCAGTTTCATTGCAACCACAATGCCATTGTACGCATCAGCAACGAAGGCGACGGCGTTACCCACGGACTCCATTGCACCGCCAACAGTGATGCCGAAGGTCTCGCCGTTCTTGGCGGCCTCTGCCAGCTTGTCAGCAACCGCAGTAATGTATGGGGCAAGGGCGACAGTAATCTTATTTCCCACACCCTCGGCAGCCGCGCCAGCCCGTGCTATCGCGTCATTCGCTGCTTCGATCTTCGCCGCATCAATGCGCGTCACGGCAATGCCAAGATCAACAGCCTCCTCCTCGAACGCATTAAGACCAGCAGAACCCAGCTTGACCGTGTTAAGCAGGGCAGTACCGCGCCCACCGAATAGGTCGTAAGCAATGGAAGTCTTGAGGGTTTGATTCTCTACCTTGTTGAGCGCGTCGGCAATGACCTTGAACTGCTCTGCCGGGTTAAGGTTGGCTAGTTTCTGAGTGTCAATGCCAAGTGCGCGGAACTGTCGGGCATAAGTCTCCAGCCCGTTGTTAGCATCGGCGACAGCCTTCTGTTGCTTAACCAGCGCCTTATTGAGCGTCTCTTGCTCTACGCCTGTGATCTTTGCTGCCAACTGTAGGCCAGCAAGGTTCTTAGTCGTAATGCCCAGCTTGTCGGAAGTCTTAGCCAGCGCATCAATAGCCGCTAGCTGACTCTTTACAATAACGGCGGCAGCACCAGCAGCAGCAACACCCATGTAGCCAAAGGCGCGTCCCGCCTGATTGATTCCGGATCGGGCGCTCTGTGCGAACTTGCCAATGCTCTTTTTGCTTTTGTTGAGTTCTG